GGCTGAATTTTATATTTTTGATAGTGGCTCCCGCCATGTTGCTTGTCCCATACTTTACTCATAGTCCTCCATTGGAAAAGATTTGTCATAATCTTTTGGTCTGATGATGTGTAAATTTTCTTTTGTTCGTGTTGCACCAACATAAAATAATCTTGTTTCATCATCTGGTTGTTTTAAATATGATCTATTAGTGTTCGTAGTTAGATCCGTTAATAATACTACGTTGTCTTCTTCACCACCTTTTACGCTGTGTATTGTAGATAATTTTATTCTTGGTTTATCATTTAAGTTTTCACCATTTCTACGCATACTACGTATGTAACTTTTTCTTCTAAAGTCTAAGTTATCAAATGCTTCATACCATACTGCATCTGTTTTAATTCCTGTGTCTGCTAAATTATAAAAACTTTCTTTTGCCATACCTTTTAAAAAATTTTTATCTGCATGCGCAGGTGACATATAACTATATATTCTTTCTATCTGTTTATAGTTTAATGGTTGTCCTTTTCTTGCAGACTCCCATTCTAATGCAGCTTCTGCTGCTTCTTTTTCTGGCATTTTTTTAAACCTGTTTTCAAAATACCAACCACGTTCACGCATTTCATCTTCTATATCTTCTAACATGTGACGTGTTCTTGTTAGCACTAGCCAATTACCTGATGACATGTTTATGTCTTTTATATCATCATGAAATTTTAAAGATCCTTCATGATCTCTTGGTGCCCATTCTTTGTATCTTCTTTTTGATACACGTTTTATTATACTAAGTGCAAAGTCATGGACCGCTCTTGGTATTCTTCTTGACTGTGTGAGATTCAATAACTTACCTGATTGTGTAATAAAAGAATCTACGTCCGCTCCTGCCCATCTAAATATTGCTTGATCATCATCACCAGCAATAAAAGAATCTTGTGTTTTATTCCAAATAGTTTTTGCCATGTTCCATTGCATCAAAGATAAATCTTGTGCTTCATCAATAAATACTACGTCAAATTTTGGAGATGCATTTGAATTTATAAATTTTAAAATCATATCATTGTAGTCAACCAAATCGTATTCTTTTTTATATCTGGCTAATTCATTTTTTAAATGTACTAAAGTATCGTAATCAACTTCTGTATTGTGCTCACCTAATTTTAATTGATGTTCTAAACTAATGTTTCGTAATTGTGCTAAATGTATTAGTCGTAGGTAGTCAGATTTTGTTGTAAACAAACCTGTCTCTTCTTGATCGTGTTCATTATAATCTATAAATAAATTTAATTTTCTACCTAAATCCTCGTAGTGTCGTTTTTGCATAACCTGATCTTTATTAATACCTAATTTTCTAAATGCGAGCGAGTGCAAAGTTCTAAAATACGGCAGGTCATCTTCTGTGTAATTAAATTTATCCATGGCTCTTGCCTTTGCTTCGTTAGCTGCTTTCTTTGTAAATGCAAAATAACCAATCTTATCTGGGTCAACATTCTTTAAATAATCTTGTACTTTGTTTAACAAAGTATGTGTCTTGCCTGTGCCTGGTGGTCCTAATACTATCGTTTTCATTTCTTGTTTTTTAAATTTTCTATACGTGCTTTATCAAAAAAAGTTATTTGTCTTTTTCTTTTAACACCGGTATTGTTTTGTGAATGGGTTACCCATCTTAAATTATTATATCTATAATCTAAAGCATCTCCATTTATGTGATCTACCAATATCTTTTTTTCTGGCATATCATTTTCAATAAAAGCTTCAGCAACAATTCTGTGCATCTGTATAAATAACGCTTGTTTATTTGGTAAAAGAATACTGGCCTTAACATAACCTATATATTCTGTAGCAGTCGTGCTTAACACTTTTAATGTTTTAGTATTTTGAATGTATGGAAAAGCATTACCCATTTCAGGATGGTATTTGTTAAAACCACCACTTTTAAATAACATATACATTCCTTCTGGTAGTACGCTATATGATGTTTTTTTTAACTCTCCACATTTAATTTTTGAAACATCAATATAGTCTATGTTTTTTATTTTAGTTTTGTATGGATCAAGTTCTGGAAATAATAATTGTTGTTCCATAATTAATATGGGTCCTCCTCTTTTAATTTTTTCTGTGTAAATTGATCTTCAGGTTTTTCAAATGTATCTACTTTCATAATAGACGGTTTCTTTTTACCGATAACCATACGTCCCTCTTCACAACCACAATGTTCTTTCAACATTTGTTGTGTTACTTGATAGTCTTCTTTCCATTTCTTTTTAGTCAAATGTCCATGAAAGAATCTATGAAAGGTAAATACATGTTTATTATTTTCTGTATACACAGCACCATTTAAAATATCTTTTTTGCTAACACTACCAATTGATCTTTGTAAACAATAATCTTCTAAATGGTTTGACAGTTGATCAATTCGTGATGATCCAACAGGTGCATCTACTTCTTCTACACCTTGTAATAACATGTCAGTATACTTTTCAAACTCTTTGACTGTAATACGTGGTGGTTTTTTATTTATTTGTTTTGCAACAGTTCTTCTAAATAATCTTTGTTCCATCAAATAATCTATGTTATCTAATTTAACTCTTTCACCATCTACGTTAACCCAATAGTATGGTTCATCTAATAATACTTTTTGTAGATCAGTCAACGATGGAAACACAGCTTCACCACCAATACCAAATTTTCTAGTTCTACATAAATTTTTATCACAGTGATTACACATCGGATCTTCATTACATTTAAAACCTAGATCTTTACCATCGTTAAATTTTATTTTACCTTGTACAATTTTATCATCTAATGGTCCGTCAGGGTGATTAGCAAAATACTTATAATTAAACGCATTTATTTTACCTTGCCAGTTTTCTGGCCATTTACGTTTTGCATATTGTATGTATTGATAAAGTATTCTGTCTCTACCGTCTTTAATTTCGGATTGTGTTATTGATTCTAAACATGGTGGACCATCACTAAATTCAGACTCTGGTCTTTTAATAATTAATTTTTCTAGTTGATCTGGTGTAAGTTTATATAAGTCGTGTAATAAATAAAAACTTTCTAGATTAACAGCTTCACCCTGATCATTAAAGCAATATCTTGTTGTATCGTTACCATTAAAGTATGGTAAATTTAAAAAATTTCCTGTATCATCTTGCGATTTTAATTCTACTTGTTTTGGAAAAACTTCTGATCCGCCATATCCTAACACTGCACTGATAGATAATAACTTATCTCTCATAAGTTTTGCTTCTACAAATACAGCTGTAAATAAAAATACGTGTGCACCACCTGACTTTGATCTAAATACTAATAGTGGTAAGTTTAAACTTTTTATCTTATCAATTAATTTTTTGTGATCAAACCCTGCGTAAGAGTCTATATCTATACAACCCCATCTACATGTGTTGTCATCTGTTATTGGAATAATACCAAGACTTGGTTCTTTGCCTTGTAAATGTTTGGACCACATATCATCTGCTACATACTCTCTAGTTACAAATGATTTACCTTTTATTTTTTGTCCATCTGCACCTTTCTTGTCTACGTAAGTGACACCGTGCGCACGTTCTAATCCTGTAAATATATGTTTAAATTTTTCTACTGACATAATTTAAAAACGGGCGACTCTACTCTCGCTTCGTCGCCCGTTACCTAGGATTCTAGTAAGGAGAACTATTGCTCTCTTCAGTTCCGTGTTTAGCTTGGACTTGACCTTTGCCAACACTATCAGCAAAAGCTTTAGCCATTTCGTAAACACCTTTGTCAGTTACGGGACCAACCTTTGCAACATCCCATCCAAACCATGTTCCTTTGTCGTTCGACATTTGAACTGTCTTTAGATTATAAATGTGGCTATAAGTTGGTGGTGTAAATAAACCATTTTTACCCTGCAATTTAATACCCATCATCATTGAGTTCCATTTTCTGCTAACTTTTAATTGTGTAGCTTTCATAGATATCAATGCTGTTGCTGGGTTATCACCAAGACAAAGCACAAAATGACTAGCGGTATTATCAAGATAGTTACCATTTGGTAATCTGTCCTTGTAATCTTTGCCTCTAGTTGTTTGGCTCAAGATATCACTATCTGCCTCGTGCATCGCAACAGGTGCACCAGTGCTAGTGCCTCTGTCAGCCCACTCAATGTATTGTCTTTTATAATGACAAGGTATGACGTTGATTTCATCATACAATTCATTAGTGACTGTATTTATTATTTTGCCGGGCTCTGCGCCTTCGACATACTTACCATCTCTTTTGTTTACCTCTGGAGATAGTTGGCCCAAAATTTTTAAGAAAGGCAACGCAAGATCTTCTTGCGATATGTTTTGAGCCCCTTGGTTTGCATCAGCTTCAAATAAATTTGTTGCTAATGCTCCTTCTTTTTTTTCTGCTACTTGGTTCATGTTATTTGTTCCTTTTTATTGTAGTTTTATTTTCCGAGAATACCCCGAAAAGTTCCGTTGGCATTTCTTTACCTGCCTCAATACGCTCACGGACTAACGCTTTCAAGG